CGGGAAGGACAGAAAAGGCTTTCAGAAGATATCCTTTCGGAAAACGGTACCGCCACCATAGGAACATTTACCCTATGGCCGCGCTCTGCGCAGTTTACGAACGATCCATCTTCTCTCTTCTTACGACCAATTCTACCCTTGAAGACATATTCGGCTTGTGCCCCACAACCAGTTAAGAGTAAGACTCTTATCGAATTCTTCATTAAAGAAATTCTGGCATAAAGGGACTAAATGATCCTCAATTCGACTATACCGACTCGTTCGAAATCGGTAAAAGTCAGATGAAAGATCCTTAAGATCCTTTATATCTTTACATTTCAATGATGAAAACTTCTTTAAAAGTCGAACTTCTTGATCGGATAAATTATTGGGAATCCGACCAACAGCCTTATACAATTCCATTGTACAAGGAAAAGCTGTATGTCCAGCCTTTAAAGGCACTTGAATCTTAGATAAAATCTCTTCAGCAAACCGTACCTTATTTGTCGATGATCTCCGTACATACTTAAACCCACAATTAACTCTACCATCTAATTCACTTAGAGGTAAGTTTAATTGATGGATTTGATGTCTACGGAAATACACCATCCAATAAGTTGCACGAATTAGATTACTTTCAGGTAACCCCGATTGGTATAACTCCCTTGAACAACCCTGAATTGATGATAACCACTCAGAAAAGTGGTTATTAACAGTTTTCAGTTTGTTCAAATCTTTTGACTTTTGACCCTTTTTCTTTCCCATAATGATTCCCGTATTGATATATGGGACCTCATTACCGAAAGAATCGTACATATGGCTATTGATGAACATAAAATTCTTTGATAGAAAATTCTTACCTATAGACTTTTGAAATCCGACACTTTTAATGTCTTCTTCCCAAAGTTTACACATAAGATAATCATCACGGAATAATATGTCATCACCATTGACGAGGACAGGTAATCTTGTTAACGGAGTTTGATATCTTTCTGGGTAATACTTATAGTAAGAATATGCATAAATTAAGAAATTTGCAATACATAAGATTGGGAATGAGTAAAGACAACCCATGAGTTGACCAATGTTCATAGTAATATCAGGTATTCCTGAAGATTCAGGATACTTAATAATATTATCACAAAGGGACTGCTCAAGAATCTTCTTTACATCCTCATCTCCAGCTATGTGTGAAATTATCAATTTCGTCATATTCATACTTAAAGTATCAGTGGCCTTAGAGTAATCACCACTATTAAAGAAAGGACCAGTACCTTGTAAGTCAGATTGTGTAATTAGCCAATTAATCGTTTCAGGTTTAACGGTATCACCCGTTAGTTGAAACTGTGGATACCTCATAAGGTTCCTCCATAGTATCTTTTGGATACAATTAATATAACTATTAGCACGATATGACGACTTGGTAATGACCCTAACTTTAAGGGGTTCGGGCAAAGCGACGGCTTCTGATATTACCTTATCAAGCTTTAACGTGTCCCTAACAGCAGCGCAATAGTTGTCCATCGGTGCAAACCAATAAAGCGATGTATGAGCGGAGTAGATAGGAGTTCCATCAGATCGGAACTGTCCAGTCATATAGTGATCATTGGTATTATTACCAACGACCATACCGACAAAATCCTTAAAAGATAAATAGTAATGTGTCGATTTATCTAAATCGAAGAGATCAATATCTTCATAATCTTGAAGATATTTCCACATTGCTCCTCCTTGACTAACAGAATTCTCGTAACATGCACGCATGGTACAAGATTTCGGTCTGTCTTGGAGTATATCTTTTATATGAATTTTATCGATAAGACTTGGTAAGTGCTTATCTACGAATTTCTTTAGATCTTCAGGGAGATCAGGACTCTCTTTACATAGATTCTTTGCATGTTCTCTTAATGATTCATTAATCAACTCCTCACTTACCACAGGCATACCCTTCTTAATCCCATTTAAAACACTGAAGCAAAAACTTAGTGTTTTAAGGTTTCGAGAACGAGTACCATCCTTTTTGTAAGTCATGAATTGACGAATGTAATTATTAAGTATCCCGAGGCAGAGGTAACCATCTTTATGATATGTATCATAAGGTTCTGGATATTCTTGATCATTATAATGACAGAATAACCAATTCGTTTGATACTTCATAAATTTGATCCACTTCCCGGTACATCCAAGATCCATATAGAGAAGAGCAGTAGGAAGAAGATCCTTTACTGTTAACCTTGTTGCTTTATCTGAGTGTACGGATAATGTGACGATAATGGGCTCTAGTAGTGAACGCGAAAGACATAATAATTGGTACATATCAGTTTGATAAAGTTCCTTTACTAAGTTTTTCGTGACTTCCTGACCAGTTGTTCCTACATCCAATAAGGATGTTAGAGATCCTAAACGATCTCTAGCCCAGGAAACAAACGCGACGGAGAGCTTTATATTCGTGCCGTAACAACGGTATACGATATAAGGTTTGTCACCTAGGGGGCTTGTAGCAATGCAAGCACTCATTCTTGCCACGACCTGCACCAGAGGTCCCTCGATTGAATATAATTGATTAAGCGTATTAATAAGTTCCTTATTAACGTTTGATTGATTCATTCTTCTTGAGTGCCGAC